ACAGTCGCATAGCCATCAACACCTTTACCGTCAATGGCAAACTCAAGTGCAACCTCTGCATGATCCTCACTATTTGAGGTCAGCTCATAGCTGGTGGCATATCCATGATAGTACGTAGCAGCGAACTTGCCTTCATTTGTGTCATCGCCGGGATCATCAAGGTTTGCCTCCCAGATCTCCAACATATCGCCATTTAATACCGCTGCTTTTATCTTTTTAGCAATCTCATCATTCTCGCTGGCAAAAATCGCCGTTGCCTTAATTTCTGTCTCAGGATCTTTCGGAACCCTGATGCTTCCACTCTTCGTGGAAACCGTGTCCGAATCACTCGAAATGGACGTACTGTTTTCTGTTGTGAATGCAATTGCTGTCGCATCATTCGTCTTCGCCTCATCCAAAAGGCGATATAAATATACAATTCGTTTGCCTTGTATAACTGACATATTTTTACCTCCTATACGTCAAATTCTAAATGAACCATGCATCGCCAGATCGGAGGTGTCACGGTTCTGTCTTGTATTACTCTGATTGTGGAATCACTTACTCTCATGGATATTTGATACCCAAATACATCTGTCAGCTGCATTGCCTGCCTGAAAAGAGCTTCTCCTGCATCGGAGACGTGCTTCCGCTTGTCCTCGGATTCCCAGAGGTTTAGATCAACCGCAATCCGTGCAAGCGTTCCATTCTTTGTACCTACGTAGCTGGAAAGAAAGTCTTCAAAATCCGCAAAAGGATATATGACTTCCGTCATAGGACGGCTTTCATATACATGCTCTGCGGCCAAAGGTGATACAATCTGCCATAACTTATCGTGTATGGCTTGTTCTACTGTCTTTTCCATATACCCCTCCTACTTTACCAGCTTCTTCATGTCCGCCTTAAACTGACCTTCTTGCCTCTCCAGAGACGGGCGTATATAAGGCTGAGCCCTCATGTATCGGGTCCCATATTCCACATACGGCGCATATTCAGCGGTTGGCTCAACCTCTGCAGTCAATCCACTGTCCTTAATTTCAAGACCGATGCTGCGTTTCAAAGTACCAGTGTCTACTGGTACAACACGCTCAGCAGCGTTCTGCAGTTCAGACCCGTTTTGCTTTACAACCCTCTTTACATCGTCAAGCTTTACATTCTTTTTCAGGGCTTTCATGAGTTCATCAACGCCTTCAATCTTTAACTCAGCCATTGTTCTGTATCACCACCAAGCTCTGTGTATCACTGGGAAGCCTCTCAGTGTCCGTATGATAAGCTTTTCCGCCTATTTCGATAAGGTCATAAGATTCGCTATAAACACGCTGTAAACGTACAACAAGCCGATTGGCTTTCACATCACCAAATACGGCCTGCTGTCGGTCTGCACCCATGTGTGTTACATTCGCATATTTCTTTGTTCGTACTGGCTCCCCCTGAATCCATTCTCCTGCTTCCGGATCATAATGTTTTTCAGCCTCTTTAACAAAGAAAATAGGGGTATCATATCTCATATAAAACGCACCACCCCTCGATTATTGTTCTCCTGTTCTTCACACCATGCCTGTATAGCAGAGAGATACGGGGCAATATCATCCCCGTATGTGATGCTCTCGCCCTCCTGGCTGTAGCTGGACATACCTTCGTTGCCGATCCGGTTAAACCGTACAATCGCAAGTTCAGTCACGATATACTGCAGAGCCTCTGGCACTTCTTCAATTCCGGCTGGCAAATAAGCAAGAATCTGTTTTTCAGCATTATCAATGATCAGGCTCAGCTTCTTATCCTGATCAGTCTCTGTGATGTCCAGTAATACTTTTACATCATCAAGTGCTGCCATTTAATCACCGCCCTATTTCGCCGCATCTTCAAGCGCCTGAACTCGAGTTGTAAGTGCTGTTAAGTCTGATGCACTTGCTGACTGAATATAGTCTCGCATACCGCCCAAAGAACCTTTTTTCAAGAATGTAATTCCGGGGTTAGGTAAATTTGTAATATCTTCCAAAGCGGTCTTTCTTGCATCCAGCTTGGCGATCCATTCTTCGTATCTGTCGAGATCTGCCTTTAGAATAAGAGCTCCAGCCGCCTTTGCGGCGGCGAGGTTCTCCTTCAAAGAAAGATTTTCATTTATCTCATATGTTCCATATTCCCTTTTGGGATATGCTTCATCAGCCATTATTCACCATTCCTTTCTTCAAATTAGCCGGTCATTCTGACAGTATCGCGTATCCGGGTATCGCCTGTCCGGCTATAGGCGAAGTCATTCCCCCGATCCACCAGTGCCGGCAGATACAGTAATAACTGCAATTGCGTCCTGATACTCTGCAAACAATCTCAGACCCATAAGCGCGTAGGACTCTGACAGCGCACGGCTGTAATTTCCTTCCGTATGGAACCCGATCAGGCCAGTTTCAGGGTCAGTAGTGTATGCCAGCCCTGCCTGTGCAAATTCGGAATCGCCCGGATCCACAAAGTAACCGATCATGTTGTTAATCGGTGTTGCAATAATCTGTCCCTCCTCCAGTTCGGAAGAAATAAACATCACATCAGCGCCCATGAAGTTTTCTACGTAATCCATACCAAAAGCGGTCTGAATCGTGATAGGGGTCGCACCGATATACTTATACAGATCAAGAGTGTTCACCCATACGGCAACGCCAGTAGCTGTTCTGTGGATCTTTTTGAACTTGTCCTTGACTCTTCCGATAGACATCGCAACGCCCATCTGAAAAGTAGTTTCTGTCGATTTAAGTGTTCCAGTCTTCATGAAATCGTAAAAACGATTCAGCACGATATCCTGAAGCTCGGTTTTGAACTCTTCATCGGTCATGGCAACCGCTACATCATAGCCATGTTCTGCGATAGCCTCTGCAGTCACACCTTTGCGGTATTTTTCAAGCGTAATGGTATCAATGGGCTTTTCCTCCACCTTAAACTGAGATAACGGAATTTCATCACCCTCAGCCACTGCACCGCTTTCCAAAGTTCCGGTTGCTGTCTTTGTATTCAGGGCAGTACCATTTGCCTTTTTGACAAATCTGCTGATCCCCATGATATCGGTCAGCGCCTCAAGATTTTTTGAAAAAGAAGTTACGAAATCAATCTCTCTTGCATTGGTCGTAATCTGCGCTGTTCCTGTCTGACCTTGCAATGCTGCAAACAGCTGTAAGTCAAATTTTCTTTTATTATGCATGTTCTCATGCCTCCTTATAATATAATTATTGGAATAAATCCATATGTTCCGCGATCATATGCTGTCTTTCAGCTCTGTCCTTGATCGCAAGTATCTGGTCTTTGGTAACCGCTCTATTGCTACCTGTTCCACCTTTCGGCGCATTTCCTCTGAGTGCATCTTTTACTGCCGCTTGAACAGAAGACTTAAATAGCTTAACGAAAGAATCAACTGCGGTCTTTGTTCCGCTTGCGTCTGCTGTAACAAGATGAGTCAATAATTCGTCCGGAATGTTGATCTCTTCTTCAGAGAGCATCTTTCTGGCTGTTTTGGACATCTCTGTAAGAGCGTTCTGCCGTTTCATGCTTTCGAGCTCTTTTTCAAGCTTACTTGCCCGGTATTCAGCTTTCTCCTCTTTTGTCATTTTTGCAAGCTTTTCAGCTTCAGAAAGCTTATCATCTGTCAGCGCCTGCCACTTATCTTGTGCATTGGTCACTGCTGTATCAATAGCCTTCTGTACGCGGCGATCAAATTCAGCCTGATTACCGTCACCTTTTAGAAACTCATCAAAGGTTGCTGGCTTGTTTCCCTCTTTATTACCTTCTGCATTGCCTTCTCCTGCATTAGATCCGTCTCCATTACCATTGTTGGCCCCAGTACCGTCTCCGTCTGCAAACAGTTGCAAATCAAATGGTTTCTTTGTTTCGTTCATCGCTAAATAAAATTTGTTTCTCATAGTATCCTTTCCGTGCCCGCTCCATTCACAATCGTGCCCAGAGCATTCACTGTAGTTTAATGTCAGTTTCGGACAAGGGTTTATATAATTTGGACAGCTGTCTGATCAGTACCAGCCACCCCGCAAATTCCAACAAAAAAAGAATCTACCAACAATTTTGATTCTGTTGATAAATTCTTCGTTTTCAAATTAAATGTTCCCTTCCCGATAATATAATCGGGTTTATCCTCTGTCAGGTCTTCAATAGATACAACCAGTGTCTGTATCAAGGTTGAAACACTAGCGCATACGATATCGTGACCAGGCGGACCGGTATTTGCATGGCCGGTTACACTGATTTCATCTTCTGTTGCGGTTACTGTAATCATGATTTCTCCTATTCTCCGGAGTGTTGCCCATCCGGTGGCAGATTATTGGATCACCGCCTTTTCATTGCTCAATGCATATCCCATAATGTCTTTTAAGAAGAAGACCGCACTTCTTGTCTTTCCAGTAGATACCCCATCATATATAAATTTGATATATCCACCTTCCAGAGTATGCCACTCAAACTCACTGACATTTTCAAACATCATTGTTTGTCCATCAGATATCCAAATGATTAAATCTTGTTTTTCCATATTTCTCCTCCTTTTCTGTTGAAATCATTTACAAAAGTAGTATACTTTTTCTGAAAGCGAGGTGATAATGTGGCTAAAAACCCACCAAAAAACAACGCCCGTAAGGGTGCTGTTAAAGGTCGCTCACAGTCTTTAAATTCCAAGACCGGCCTTTGGACAAAAAGAGATACCAAAACCGGTAAGTTTATGGATGTTAAAACTTCCGGTGGCAAATTCAAAGGCGTCTCAAAAGAAAAATAATCACAGAGAGCAGCTTAGTCTGATAAGGCTAAGCTGTTTTCACTTAGTACCTGAAATAAAACCTTTCCAAATCTGTTTACAACGTCTTCATTTTGTTCATCAAACCCTGCTTCATAAGCTATAGCATGAGTTAATTCATGTATAAATGTCTGGTTTTTTCTGTCTTTGCTGAGATCTTTTTTAATCATTATTTTGGCATCTGTATATACGCATAACCCTAAAGTCATCGGATCATTGTCCACCGTGTCTAGTTCTTCAATGCTATACTGTACACCGCAAATGTTTATTTTATCCACCAAGAAATCATCATCTCCTTAAAATTAGATATAAAAATAGCACCAGCCATCGCTGACTGATGCTATTAATACCACATAAGTAATTTTTCATCTGGCATATTCTTTTCCTTTGCCAGTTCATATAACGCCATTTGTGCATGGTGTACATGGTTTCTACACCACTCATATCCCTCGGGTAAAGAATAGTTTTCCAATTCCCCAGAATCCAAATTTACTACGATATGGCCAAGCTGTTTGCTGTCTTCCGGAATAATATCACACTCTACAGTAATATTACTCTTTTCTAAATTTTTTAATCTTACCATAAAACTCAGATGCCTCCTTATCGTAATTATATTTAGCAGTGGTCCGTATATGTGCCTCATCCTGAGATATTCCCTGAGATATTAGCCTTTTCTCCATTATCTCATGATTTATTAAGGTTAAATCATGCGGCTCCGGTTTCCCGTCTATGAGCCGCCTCCATGATTCTCCGATCATATAATCTGGATCGAACCGCCTAAAACCATTATCCCCTAAGTTATGTTCATCTATAAATAAATAATTTTTAATTGCCTGAATTTCGTCTTCTGAATAACCTGTAGTTTCAGAAATTCTGGAAACATCTGTAGACATCTTCCGGACAAGCCCATAATATTTTTTAGCATGTGTATCCGCCGCTTTACCATATGGGTTCCTCGCTCCACTTATTGCTCCTGATATCATCTTAGCATTCCCACCAGATTTTGCAACACTTTTTTCTCTGAATTTTTCCCAATCTTTCGTAGTACCACCTTGATTCAGATGATTCAGCCATTTATCAAACTCTTCCCGATCCATATGGGCAGCAGAACTGCAGCGGCAATTTGGGTGAATTGGGCTTGCATTCTCCCCTGGCATCATATCTTTAACCGCGAATATCTTGCCATCCATTGCTCTGCAGATCGGGCAGGCGGTCGGTTCTGCGATAAATTCATACTGGTCGTATTCATTTCTCTCAAATGATTGTTTCTGTGCCTCTGATTGCACTCGGGCCAGTTCAGTCTGCATCAATCTCTCAGCATCTGATCGCCTTGCTCCAAACGCCTTTGAAATATGAATAGCAAGCTGTCTCGGATTCCTGCCTTGAATCAATCCAATCTGTAACTGCTTATCAAGCTCATCTTTCAACTGTGCCTGATACATCCAGATCCGGTCAGAGAACCTTGCATTATGAAACGATCCATTCACGATCGAGCGTGCCAGTTTCTGATTATCCTGCACTGTTTTCCCGAGAATTCCGGCCTGACGTTTGAACTCCGATAGGGTCCGATCAGTCAAAGTGGTATCAAAATACTTCTGCAGGTCATTAAATCCGCTGACAGTTTCAAGTCCGATGTTGGCTTTCAACATTTCGAGACGATTGATCTTCATGGTTACATTGTAAAGACGCATTTCTTCGTTTGCTTCCGGAGTAACGGTTTTCTCTGCGATATACCTCTTTGCCTTACGCTCATAGGCCTCGATATCCAGCTGTGTGACACGTTTCTTTGCTTCGCTTAAGGATATTCCCTCTTTTGATGCATAACGGGAATAAAAGCCATTGATCTCTTTCTGGACATTGTCCAGCATATAATCATAGATCTCCTGGATCTTTTTATTGTATTTCAGCTCATCCGTTATGTTCTTCTGCAGCTGTTTCGCTTCCCTCTGGCTCCAATACGTTTTGCTGTCCATTGTTCAACCTCTCCAATAACTGCTGATCCACCACACTACTCTGCTGTTTCTCCTTCTCCTGATCAATCTTCTTAATCTCATTCTGTGCACTGTCCACGATTGATAGTGTTGATAACTGAGTCTCTTGTGAGACAATACCGTCTATATTCTGTGCAATCTCAGATTCCTCAAGTACATTCGCCGGGAAGTTCGGAGTGAAATAATAATGGAGTTTTAACCAGTCGTCTTTCTTCATCCCTGATACCGGATTGCTGAAGATCAATTTGTATCTCCGGTTCATACCACTGGTGAACTTTCGCTCTTCTGTCTTTTCCAGATTGCTCATTGCCTGCAGCTTATACTTTAATGCGATGCCGGTTGTCTGGCCAAAGTTCTGATCAGAGATGTTCGCCACCATTGAGATCTGAAAGATCAACTTCTCCAAACGGTCAATCAAATGTTCCTGCGTGGCATCTCCATCAGGTTTCTGCAAAAAATCAACTTCCGGAAGAATATCCTTCAATGCTCCCGGAAAATTAATGATCCTGTTATCTCTGATATCCTTGATTGATTCCTCATCCACAATCGCTCCGAGTACTTTCAGGTAGGCATCAGCAAAGTAGTCCACGTCATTCGATTTCTCACTGATCGCTTTGTTATATGCATTGATCATGTTGAGAACCGGCTCAAAGATTCCCATGTGCTCCTCGTTTTCAACGTACTCAACGGCAGGAACACCGTCAAATCCATGTATCTTATCTTCCGGATCCCAGGTAAGCTTACCTTTCTGTGTAAAATATCTGACTCGAGTATCATCCGATATACTTCCGTGTAGCACGCCATCGGCATCCTTATACAGTCTCGCAAAATACCGAGGCCGGCAGAGGATCGAATCATCATAGATCATGAAAGCTTCCATCGGAGTCAGGTATGTAATGCCAATGTTGGCCTGATCATCCACATAGTACATCTCATATCCTTTACCGTAAATCTTGCAGATTTTGGCCAGCTCAGAGTTGTTGTCGTCCTGATCATTGTACTGGTCCAGCATTTCGATATACTTTCCGATGTTCTCCTCATCCGCAGTGACTTTGATCGGATTCCCAATAAAGAATCCATTCATAGTGTCAACAATGTATTTCGCAAAGTTTACTGCGATCCGATTGTCAGGTTTCCAGTCCGGCTTTTCCTTCTGGTGAAAGATCGGATAGTCTGTTCTGTATGCTTTTTCCAGTTTTGAATATCGGTTTGTGCATTCTGCAGTGTGCTGTGATAGAAACTCATTCAGCTTTATGTCTGTCAGTTCTTCATTGTTTTCCAGTTTAAACATGTTTTATATTCCTCCTTTCACCGGATTCAATTCCAGATTGTTCATATCTCGTTCAATGGAATATTCGAAAGCATCTAGTGAATCAATGTCTGTGCTGCCATCATCCAACCGGACATCCTCATTGCTTTTGGTGTCCCATACTGCATCCTGTAATGCCTGTGAGAGTGTCTCACAGTCTTCTGTGATTGAAAAGAGCCCGGCTCCCATGAGTCGGACTGTATAGTCGATTCTGTCTTTGATTCGTTCTTTCCATGCTGGCAGCACTACCATAAATGGAAATGGCTTTCTGCAAGCCTTCGTGATGCTCTGACCGAGTACTGTTTCTGCATTATCCCAGTACAGGGCTTTCGGTTTTCCATATTTCTTAACTACCTTCTCAACGAACTCTATGATCAGGTCTGATAATATGTTTGCATCGATTCCTTCTTGATAATCAACATTCATGTGCCGCTCGCTCATCACCGGCTGTACACGGCCACTCTTGTACTTTGCCGTTGCCACAAAAGAATGTCCGGATCCATTGCCCCCGAAGTCAACTCCGATTTCTATCCTTGTGATATGTTCCTTGTCTGCCTTTTGTATGAATGATTCTGGCTTGTCTGCGAACTTCCGGTAGATAGCACCTTCTGCACGCTTCCATAAGCCCTCTATCAGTCGATCATAGTAAACGGTATCCTCATATTCTTTGCAGAGGTTATAGACATATTCTGATGGCAGGAAAGGATTGTCAAAAATCCGGTACTTCTGCAGATAGATATCAGCATCCGAATCAATAAACTGTTTCAGCCAGTGTGTAGGGTTCTCAGGGTTACATGATCCATCAAAACAGCTGTACTGCTTATCTAGCCTTGACTTCAACATCTGGAATACTTCCTGATTCCACTTTGCGACCTCATCACCATAAGCATACTTGATTGAGGATCCCTGTATCTTTGCGACCTGGCTGACCTTTTCAGCACCCAGGCAATAGACATCTTCTCCACAGACTCTGGCAATGTTTCGGTTGTTGATCGTCCCGATCAGGCGATCCGTGTAGATCTCCCGCATAGGCTGCAGCACATTTCGTTCTACCGTCTCTCTGGATACTCCAAGGATCACATTCAGGCCAGGTTCACCGGCTCTTTCACGGATCCGTGAGGGAATCATGTAGGCAGTATCTACAAACGATTTACCGGACCTGACGGCTCCAGATTTAATGTTCCAGCGGTGCGATGCGCCCAGAATATATTCATTTTGTTTGCTGCTTAACTGCATCGTCATGCACCTCTTTCAATATCTGATCCAGTTTATTAAGAGCCTCGTCTTCTTCATTCTCACCGGTCATAGTCTCTTTCTTCGCCCGATTCAGTTCTATCTTGCTCTCCTGTTCGGCTATATCAAGATCATCCTTATTGCTCTGCCCAATAGTATCTTTAATAGCATTATACGCCTGGACATTGCCCATTCCAGCTTCTTTAACCATTGCCATGGCTATAATCTCTTCATATGAACTCTCACCGCCATTTGCTTTCAGCATATCGGATAGGTTTCCTGCATCTGCTTCAATAGTTAGAATCCAATTCATTTTCTTTCTTAGATTGGCTTTCTCACGTCTTGTCTTACCCGAAGCTTTTCCGCCTTTTCTGGCAAGTTCTCTCACTTCCTTCTCGCTTCGTTTATCAAATGGTATTAAGTTTTCATGTCCACTGCTCATCACCTCACCTTCCAATCTGGGTCAATTTTATGTATAGAAAAAGCACCCCGGAGGATGCCTAATTACTATTTTCTATTATTAATTTTTTGTTTTAGTTCATCTATATCATTATCGGATAACTTAGGTCTTGGAACATATACAACAGATAATAATTTTATCATTTGTCTAATTGATAGAATAAAATACAAAATGCTAAAACACAAGCTGAGTATCTCTAAATTAAAGAAAAAGTATTTACTGTAAAACCATATACTTTTTCCAAATAAACTTCTCGCCCAATCAAAATTAAAATTTAAAACATATGGTAAAGACGTAGAAATAGAAATTGCTCCAAAAATAATAGAATGCGCAATAACAGTATTTCGTTTAGTTAGAATATCTGTTCCTTCTAATTTTTTTACCAATTGATCATCCGATATGCTTAATAAAATGCCTAAATTTGTTAAAGCGAACCCGCTAAATATAGAATTTATTGTAAGGATATCCGAATGGTATCCCCTTACTTCTTTAGTCGGAATCTTTAAAATTTCAAAGTCAAAAGTAGCTTTTATAATGCAAATTATTATTGAGAAAATGCAAGCAAATACTACCTTATCCAAATAATTATTTTTATAAATAAATTTTTTCATTAATCCATCCTATCAGCTATTGCCAATATCATTTTATAATTAATATGGTAAGCCTCAAAAAGCCCATTTTTATATTGTTCCGTAATCTCTCCCAAATCCAGTTCAATCTTTTTTCCATTTTTTTGCCTGTAATTTTTTACGTCAATCGGGTACGAAAAATATCTTGCATGCAAATCAAAATCTGTTGTACTAAAATCTTCTGATTTTCCTGTTATCACTGCTTTACCGTAATTATCTTTTTTCTTTTTTAATATATCAATTATACGTCTTACGGCACTTTGGCCAGTTTCCAATTTTTTATACGGAGCTGCCTTGATAACAATATCAGCAATAAGGTCTTTATTCTTTGCCATCTCTAGTATTACAGGTTCCTCTAATTGCAAAACTTTTAATAGAAATTCTGCATTTGGAGTTGGAATCTCAAATCTCAGTTTTGATACAGTCGGATTTTGCGAACCATAAAGCGCATTCACGCCATCCTCGTTCGGTATATTTGTAAATTTCAAAGTATATTCTTGGTTGTAATTATCGAATATATTGTTTAATACAGATGCTCCTGGTGCATCTTTTGTATTCGCAATAGTAAGAATACCTTTTCCAAAATCAATAATAAAAAATGTGAACCCTTCTATACCCTGCTTAAGTGAATCCTTGTTATTAAAAACCTCCGTTGCCTTTAGCGTTTCATAATCCCGTCTTAGCATTGCATTTTTAGACTTCTTTTTGCATATTCGTCCAAATAAGTATGGTTCTTCTTCATGCTCAAATAAATCCAAAATCTTTTTTGGCTCGATATCCTCTGGCGCTATTTGGGGAGAAAGATCTAATGATCTGTAAGAACCATTGTCCACACAATATTTATTAAATATATTATGCCAAATATTTTCTAATTTATCATGATCAATTCTATTTCCGTCACTATCTATTAATTCAAGTCTCATAAATTCTACAGTTTTTTTTGACATCCGAATCTTCTCCCAACAATTCAACTTTCCTTTGATTATAAACCATATTCTTCCAATATTCCACATAATGTAGAATGTATACAAAGAACATTAAAAAGCACCCGGCAGCGCGTAATGTCTGCCAGACGCTAAAAATGGGGAGGTACCTCCGCATAAGCGGAGAGTCAGGAAAATAGGAATCGAACCTATTGCCTCGGAGTCATGTTATCGGTACCTTCTCCGTGCTACTACCAATGAGCTATTTCCTGATATATCTTCCCGGCCGTCTCAGAACCGGGAAGATGTTCAATTTTATGAAGGAGTTTTGTATATATGGAAAAGGAATCAATTCCACTAAATCCATTCTAATTATAACATACTAAAAGTTTAATAAGTTTAATCTTTGAGATAGCAGGCTATTTTCTGCGAAATTCTACCCTTACTGTATCCAATCGCATCCGCCACCTCACATTGCTTCTTTCCGTCCAAAAAACTCATCTCGAATATCTGACGATCCACGCTGTCCGGAATGCCTCCAATAAATTGTTCTATAGCAGTCCTCTCCGCTTCTACACTGTTCAGTCTCTTCTTCTTGATCCTGATCTGCTTCTTGATCTCATCGGATATCTTCGGGTCCTGCATCTCTACTGTCATATGCTCCTCAATGTATGGAAAGTCATCACTGGATTTTGTAATCTTACCAGATACCACTGGTACCTGATCCAGTCGATCATACAGCTTTTCAAGATCTTTCTCCAGCTTTGGCTGTTCCTTTATAAGGGCCTTATACTGCATCAACTGATTTTTGTTCACCTCAAATTCCTCCTGATGTCCCTGATAATATTCCCAATAACTCCCCGTATGTAAAGCTTTCATACCCACCTCTCTTGCAATCTCGAAAGAAAACATAGTTAGGATAAAACGTCAGCGGCTGCATAGGTCTTTTACTATCGTCATTTGTGTCCGCACATCCAGATCGGATCATATAAGTCTTCCCTGTATTCAATCGTTTAGTAACCCATGCCTTCGCATCTTCTCTTGTAATCCCTGTCAACTCTTCACTCGTCATCTGCTCATCCCCCTTATATGTTATATGTTGCACGCCACATAGGCACCCATGCAATTACTTCATCTCTTGGTTCTGACAGGATCTCCACGCCGTTCCATGTACAACTTACAACTTCATACTCGCAATCCCCATCCCTGTAGGTCCATTCTCCATCTAAGAAGACTGCCTCGCAGATTTCTACATACTCCTCATGGTATCCCTTTTGGTCATCGGGTAAAAGCGAATCAAAATCCGATACCCACGCATGGTGCCTGATCTTTGCAAGTACTCTTTCTCCAGTGTTCGGGATCCGCTCGTCTGTTGATATCCATTTCATAGCGATTCCTCCTCTGGTCTATATGGATCGGGTAGTTGCGTCCACGCTACAACCCCACTCATGCTTCCGGACCCATGCCAACACCCGGCACTATAATAGGCGCGATTAACAGATTTGAGCCCCTTTTTCGTCTTGCAAGACACAAGCATTATCTTGTCCTCAGGTGGGAGCATCTCCGACACTGGAATCCACCTATCTTGTTTTAATTTCCTCTGGAGTTCCGATACCTCTCTGCATTTTTCATAATAAAGATTGTCCATATCTTTGATCTGATCGGGAGTAACCCCCAGGTCCTCGTATTCGGCCAGTCTCTCGAAGCAAGATTGATCCCCAATATAATGACCGTAAATCTTATTTAATGATGCAATCCAACGTTCTCCGGTCCATTCAGTTAATCTCTGCATATCTGTTCCTCCCCTGTAAAAACTTGTTGATAAAATACTGCTGCCCCTTGCCTGTAACTTTTGTCGTCCGATTTATTCTCACAGAGCCATCCGGATTGTTTACCGTAGACTCTTTTACCTCAAATAATCCTAACTCCATGGATCGCTGTGTTGGCATATTCCAATCGGATCCCTTGCGTTTTATAAGGTATCCATTTCTGCGAAGCCATTCGAATAATCGTCTTTGTCCGATATCCACACCATTTTGTTTAATCAGTTTTGCCATGTCTCCGATTAAAATGGATGTGTGACTTGTAGCTACCGCATCTGCAAAGATTTCTTTTGGTTTCATCCGACCATTATCGTCCATCAATCGCCTGTTGCGCTCTCGCTCCTCTTTCAGGGCTGTAAATGCCTTGATCGCTAAATCAGGATCATTCAGCAGGTCATCTGTTGCATACATCCCATGCTTACGAATCGTGGGAAGTATGTCAGCTGTTACCCAATGCTTAAATCTTTTGGCTGATGGTAGCTTGCTAGAAAGAATCAGGCTATAGAGACCAGACTCATTAATTATCGTCATATATCTGCCTTGACCTGAGTCGGTAAAACACCGAGTCAGCTTATCTTCATTGTCAACATGTTCTTTAATTGCATCAGCTGTCCTTTTATATCCTAGAACATCAGCAACATCTTTCCCTGCAAAAAAGGGTTCGTTGTTGATTTCTACTATCCTAATCTGTCCAAATTCTGGACTTGTAAATATCTGTAAACCTTCCATACTTTATTCCTCCTAAATAAAATCGAAAATACTAAGCTGGCCTAGTTTCTCAGGCTCTTCCGGCTCTTCTTCTGTCATCAGTTTTTCAACTTCCTTTCGGCATTCTGCGAACTCCTCTTGTAGATCCATCGTCTCATAGCGCCTCATACCAACTACATCATCTGAAATAATAAAGATACTTAATGCATCTACATATCCTGTAACAGTTGTTATGCGAGACTCCTGCATCTGCTTGACTGATAGATCTTTCTTGTGTGCCTGAAGGTAATGGTAATTCTTATCGTTCTGATAGATCTCCAGGTTCTTCTTTGCTTTCCTGCGGATATCCTTTTCCCTGACCATAAACGTATCTTCCATCTCTGGAGGAAGCTCCCAGTGATAAGCTTCCGGGAAATACTGCTGCTTCTTTAATTGTGCTTTGTCGGCCATGATCTGATTGCGGATCAGGTTTAAGTTCCTGCCGTCCTCGTAATACGGATCAGAACCTCCTGCCTCGTATAAATCATTCCACCTATGAAAGTCCTGGATCAGAGTCTCCTCCAATTCCTTCTTGTCTTTCTTCATGTACATCTCCCTTATTTCCCTATTTGTTCAATAACTCAGATTCCAACTTTTCATAGTCATAATCCCTCTGATGAAAGTTATTGAACTTATTATTTTTTGATGGCTGCTTCTTTCCGGATGACTTTTTCAAAGGATAAAAGCTTTTCCATCCGCTTACAGTAGCTTTGTTCGCTATAGCTATTCGTTCCTGATCATCTGCACCCATAGATAATAATTCTTGTCGTAATAATTTAATCTGTTCTACTGATAACTTTTGACCATTCTGCTTTCTACAAGTGATAAATAACTGAAAGGCATTTTCGAGAGACTGATTATTAAATAAGTCAGCCGGCGCAGCCGTCTCTATATGTTTCTTTTCTTTTACTTTCCTTTCTTTTCCTTTACTTTCCTTTGTGGCATTATTCTTGGAATTTGAATCATTATTCTTGGAATAACTCTCGTTATTATTGGAATCATTTAAAAATGAGTTCACTTTAATAAAGGTTTCCGTTTCTTCTTTTGAAAGAAGCCAGTACCTTTCAATTTTGACGGGGTTTTTAATTGCTCTGCTTTTAACCATGAGCTGATACCGTCTCTGTATTCCGGCTGAGGTTAAGACAGCGTCCGACTGAAAAAGC